AACTCGGCGAACTTTTCTAGACCAATCAAGGGGTCAATCATCGTGCCAGTTTCTTTGTCTAACACACATAACCATTGTTGGTTCTCAATTCTGGCAATACCAGCATCCAATCTTAGTTCATTTAATTTGCTTTTCATAATCCATCCTTGTTCGCCACCTAGGGCATCATAATTATCGCTACCAGCGCCACAACTCTCACACCTTGTCCCAAGGTCATATCCACCACAGAACCCGCAACTGCTGTTTGGATCAATTAGTGTTCTCATTCTTCAACTCCATGTTTTGCATCGTGTAGTTTACCATAGCCAAACTCTAATTGAATCCAAGTACGATCTACTTCATCGCTCCAGTCTCTGTCACCCGTATAGTATGCACGTTCTTTGACTTGATCCAACACCGCCTCAACAAGCAACTCGGCAAATTTTTCTAAATCTTTTTCTTTACCATCCACAACAGGAACCATTGGATTGCTCATCAATTGAGTAAATCTCAAGCCAGCCTTTTCAGCAAGTTGTCGAATTCGTTCGTTCATTACATCCACTCCAATAAAAACCAATTGGCCATCTTCATGTTAGGAAATCGCATATAGTGTGGATAAGTGCTAGGGCGAATCATCTTAGCCTTGTACTTCTTCAATACCATATTAACAGCTTTTTCATATCCGTTATGATCCAAGTCTTCGTCAATACTGTCTACTAACTTTATCCAAGCAGGATGGCAATTTCGTTCAGCACCGTTATCCCAACAGTCAATTGTAACCTTATCACCCCAGTCTTTGATCATTCTGTTCCCCAACGTAGGATAAACCAGTTAGCATCCTTTTGACTTTCAAATATAAAATCTCTACCATTACGCTCGTACGAATGTTTACAGTTATCTTCTAGCCAATAGGTAATATCAATAGCATGATGGTTATCTATTAGCCGTGGCAACATAACACGAGTCCAACCCATGCCTTGTAACATTCCCCAAAGTATTTCTCTGTCTAGTTCGTTGGACATTTGTTTAGCGGCCTGCTCAATCATTTCATCTTCTAATGTCATGATGCCCACTTCATTAAGAACATAGTAATGTGCTTGTCGCTTTTAAATTCCCAAGTATTAAAACTTGTACGGACTCCACAGTTACATTCCTTACTCCATTCTTGTATAGGATCCATATCAGATTCATTGAGTCCACGCTCAAAGCCACGGGCTTGTATTTCATCTACATAGGCCTGTAGTTTATTGCCAGGTAATTGTTTCCATTTGATCTTTGGTTTAGGTGCCCGTGGTAACATTTGGAAACTTTTAACCGCACTAATACTATTAACAACAGATTTACCAGTTTGGCGGCCAGTGATCTGTATTAGCCCGCGACCTTTATACTGCGTCATGATTTTTAAGATTTATGTTTGATAGGAGTAAATTTTTCACTCGTCCTCTTTGATTTCCTCTTTGGGAATATGATCAATCCAACGAAGTATAAACCAATCTCTTTGTGCTTCTGTCTTGAAGCTCCAAAGTTTAGGACCAGAACAGTAACCACAATGGTTTTCTTTGCACCAGACAATCATTTCTTCAACAATCTCAGGTGCAGGATCTTTAGGGAATGATAATCCTGGAAGATTGAACATTCCTACTTTGACTTGCTTCAATTGAATCATCCTATTACATTGGCGTTATAATTTCTGGTACAATGAATACAGGAGTACGATCTCTGTACGCATCAAATACATAACCATGTTCATTTAATTGTTCCAATAATGTTGCCATTTCCTTTGCAGGATGTGTGCCTGTAACTTTATTCTGTCCTTTGATCAATAGATAGTCTAATGTATCTTTGGGAGTATATGTGTCGCTGGCAGTGGTTTGAAGACGAAATACATTTTCTAATTCTTTGATATCCATAATGTGTCCTTAATATGAGGGTGCTGAGTATTGTCTGTGTTTTTTATAAATGGCAAAACCGTCTGAACCATACATCGGGCAGACAAGGACGTAGACAGGCATACCATCTGTGTCTATATCCTTTGTACTACCGCAAACAAACGGTCGTTCAACTCCGTAAAGACGTTTCAGCTCTTCTTTGAGTTGTTCGTTTTCTTTACGTAATTGTTCAAGCTCATCCATTTATAAACTCCGAAAACTTTAATAAAAACATAGTGTACTTGCGTTCGTTATAAAAGTCAAGACAAATGAAGTGTTCGTTAATATTCTCTCTATAGAATCGATTTTCCTTTTCAGTTTCATATCGAATATTATCACTTAGATCGTATTCCGCTAGCTCTCGGGCTGTCCTTGGCCTATAACCTGAGTGTTCACGTACAGTAAAACCCAAAACTTGTTTCATTTTATCCCTAATCATGAATACAGTTTTTGGGTGCTCTTTGTGCAGTTCAGCCCTAATGTTACGCCATTGTCTAGTGGTTAATTTCAAAGTACTCACTGTAGTCCCGTTCTTCCAAACAGTTTAAGTCATAGTTCCAATGACGTGTGTCATAGATTCTAAAATGAATGCCATAGCCTAAAATACCGATACCAAACTCAAAGCCTGGATGATCACAACGATGTGTTAGGCTGAGTTCACAGTCTAACAACAATGGACTGTAGTATGTGTGCTCTAATTCCCACGCTTTGTACATGCCCATATCGCCGTGTAGGCATCCTAGGTTCTTAAAATAATCCCAGCGATCAAATGGATTGGTAAACTCAAAGCGTAGGTTTAGAATGTTCATGGGCTGGACATAGGCATTTGCATTTCCATGCCTGCGTTATCATATTCTTCGCCTATCAGCTTGTCCAGCAATTTGAAATCTTCTACAGCCTTGTCAATGTCTGCGTTCAATCGTTCTTCTGCACGTATGATAGCTTCATAAGCCTTACGTAGGCTAGGGTGTTGTTCGGCTCTACGTTTCAAATACTCTAGCTCTTGATGTTGCTCTTGTTCTCGAGCTTGTTTAGCACGTACCCAGCTAATAATGCTAGAGTCCATTCGAACTGTAGCATAGCTAGAGGGCAACATGATCCAAGCTGTGCCATCGAACACCTGTAGCTCAGTCCCCGATATTCTAATTATGCCCTGCATAGGATTATTGCTGTTTTGGTTTATATAGGGCAACGTGGTGTTGCCGTTTTCAACAAAAAGCCCATCTGAGCCCGTTAGTCCTTTAATCATCTGTTAACTCCAATTCAAATTTTGGATCATGTTGGCTCAAATAAAAACAAGCCATTTTAAACATTGCCCTGGCATGTTCCAAATCACAAGGACAAGTAACCAATTCTCCAGACCGTAGTCTACGCAATTCTTCTGCATCCTGTACGGCTTGACGTTCCATGGCTTCATAGTCACGAGCCATGTCCAAATAATCTTGTTCATCAATATACATTATTCACCACTCCATGTTAGTACAAACCAATTTAATTCTTTTTCACTGGCAAAATACAGTCTACGTGATCTGTCTTCAGTATGCCAAGCCCAACGACACACACTGAATTGATTAGTGCCAAACTCCAGTGCGGCTTCACGTTCCATACCAGGACCCCAAGTGGCCCAGCACCAGTTACGCCATTCAAAGAATCTCAGCTTGTCCTCTAGTTTAGCACTATATGTGGGTATGATATAATGAGTAAACTGCTTATAGCCTGTATGGCGTCGATCCAATTTGTTGATTCTAAATCTCATTATTCTATAGCCCTACGCAGTAGTAATTCTTGTTTGGCAAATGCCTGTATTTCCCAAGGCTGTTGCAAATAAGGATAGTCCATGTGATAAAACTTGCCCTTCCATTTTTTACCCTTACGTGTCATCTTGAGTGTGCCCTTGACCATTTGGGCCACATGCACCATTTCATGTGCTAGGGTAATGCCCAATTCATAACGGTCCCTGCTGGGCCTAAGCACAACCAAAACTGTGTCTATGCCCATTAATGGAATAGTTGTGCCTGGATGTTCAGTTTCCCTATCGGTGCGTATGGCCAAGAGTTTCTTGCTGTTGTTCAACTTTAGTTGATCTATCAAACTGGGCATTAGACTTTCAATATAGGCTTTGGTTTTGGATCCTGCTGTTATGTGATATTCCATTTTACTTCCTTGGGATAGTTTTTGCGGCTGGTCTCCTGGGTTGAGGAGTGGCCAACTGCCGTAACATTTTATCTAATTTCTTACGCCTTGCTCGAGATTCAAGCGACTGCTTCAACTTCTTTAACATGCTTACACGCACCTCTAAAAGTGAATCCTGGACAAGTGCAAGTCTTGGCTTCAGGGTCTACAAAATAAGTTCCTTTGGAACCTGCTACTTCAATCAACTGTGTAGTAATTGTAACATCAAACGGATTTGTGTCTAGTTCTTTGAACTTGCGTCCACGCTTGTCAAAGCCTTTGATAGGATTCTTAAAATAGAAAGGCCGATTTTCACCCTGTTTGATATAAGCAACCAAATTGTTGCCATCCAACAAATAAGTATGGTTTGGACAAGCTGAGTTGCCCCAATCTGTAGTTTCTACTAGTGCCTGCATGATAGCCTCTATTTTGTTTAACACAGTAGCTATTATAGCGCCTAGTCGGCATGTTGTCAAGATGCTTGACTCCTGGCAAAATATCTGCTAAATTACTGTATGATTGATACAATTTTTAAACCCACACTTGAATGGATCCGTGATGACTTTAGATCTAACTCCTTTCGTTTTTGCATCGAGCTTTTGGCTTGGGCTATCAGCATTGGCTGTAGCATTACAATGGCGCTCACTGTACCCAACCCTCCTCTTCTTGAGCTTTATCCCGTTTGGATCACTGGTTGCAGTCTGTACGCTTGGGCTAGTTGGACTAGGAAATCATTTGGCATGTTGGCTAACTACATCTTGCTAGTCAGCATCGATTCAACCGGACTCATAAGGATGCTAGTACAATGAGCAATCATTCCGAACAAGATTTAGAGCAGTTTATAGAAGAATTGGACACACTGATCATAGGCTATGAAGGTGTGTTTGAAGCACACAATGTAGCGGCCATGTTGTTGAGTCGTGTGGTACACCTAATGACCATGGACCCAGCCACAGGCAAAGAACTGGTCAAGTATGTGTGGGAACAGCTGGATCAAATAGAACAAGCAGACCCAGGAAACCTATTATGAACTATCACATTTTGGGCTTGCCCATCAGCCAAAGCAACGCACAGTTTGGCGAATTCGTCCAAAGAGACTATACCCTGTTGATCAGTGCCAGTCAGTATCCTATTCGCTTGCAGGACAGCAGAGAATGGACAAACGCACCCAGAGGACACGCAGACCTATTAGCCCAGGGCTATGTATGGTATGAAGAACAACGCATGCCCCAGGACATCAACAAGGCCGTGTATCAGTTGACCAGTGCTTGGCAAGGACCCCAGGGTCAGCGTAACCCACCTAGGGTAGCGGCACAACAGATAGCCATGATGGCCCAGACCCTACACACCCTGTACCCTGTACATCAAATAGCCTTTATGACTCCGGGTAGCCCCAGACTTTGGGACGGCATCAGCAGTGAACTGGTCAACCAAGGGTGGGCTATGATAGACACTGACAGTAGTGTTGAATTGGCCTGTGCCAGCTTGGGCATTACGGACTATCATACTGTGGAAGCTGACGACAACAGACACATAACCCAGGAGTGCCTACGTGAAGGCATGCCCAATGTCATAGGCTGTCTCAAGCACAACTATGGCACTGTGTTGCAGGCAGACTTCATGCGGGACTTTACCAGGGCCACATGTGTGCAAGTGGGCTTGACCAACCAGATAACTACTGTGACTATTCCAGAGTTTTTTGACTTGTTCAAGCAGGACAAGACAGCAGAAGGCGTTTGGATCTTGGAGAAACCCTAACATGACAACATTTACCACAGAAGACCGCATGAACACATATCCCCGGGTAGGTAGCACTTGGGTCAGCACCAGTATGGAAAAGTTTACCATAATGGCCATAACCAATCCCAATGAAGAACCTGATCCCTGGGTCAGCTATCGTAACCAAGCAGATGACACCATATTCAGTTGCCGTTTGCCAGCGTTTGTGTCACGTTTTACATTGCTAACTGACTGATGCTGATAACTCCTGAAGTAGCAGTAAACATAGCACACCACGCTCGTCAAGCATGGACCTATGCAGTACCCAACGACACTACGGGTGAGTTGGTAATCACACAAGGGCTCAAACCCTTTTATCCTGGTGCTGAACAACGTGGTGGATCAACTACCATAGTGGATGTCAAAGTCGACAATGTAGCATTAGACATCAAGTGCCGTGGAGTCCTGGGTATATTTGACAAGCCCAGAAGCGACAGGCAACTGGCACACGCTGAAAACAAAACCTACACAGAGCTGGATGGACTTTGGATAGGCATGCCACGCTCAGTCACGAGCCCTGTACGTAGACCCAATGTGGACTTGCAAGGCTATAAGGGTGACCCTGAAACTATTATCTCCAGCCAATTAGCTGAATATGAAGCCTATGCACTACGCACAACACAAGAAGCTGGCTGTGACCGTCTACACTCAGTGTTATTCCTATATGGTGAGGGCAGAGGTTACAAGTCAATATACATAGAAGAACAACGATTTGACAACCCTAAACCCACACATTATCTAGCTGATGGACGCACATATCAAGCACTGGACGAACAAGGTAAACTGTACGAAATAATAGACTACAGTCGAGGCTCAACCAACTTTACCAAACGATTTCAAGTCAACAAGGGCTATCTATTTGCATGGCCTGCCACAACATTGAGCACTCAAGTGATGACTGAATCTAACTGGCTAGCTGAAAGCGGTAAACTCAAAATCTAGCGAAGCTACAGCGGAAAAATTTTTGAAGCTGTTGTAGGCACTTCGAGCCCCGGCCAAGCCCTACTCATAAATTCGTAGGTTCACCTGCGTCAAGCCCGTAACGCATACGGACTTGACTTGGGCTATAGATTGTGTTAATATAGTGACATGACACTGAAACCAACACGACCCAATTTAGACCCAATCCCGCCAAGAGAGTGGATTCCCATTGTCGGCATCATAGCGATTGTAGTATGGTTAATCATAGAACGAATTCGCTCGCCCTATTAATAGCCGTCACAGCCCTGCTGTCAGCTTGTGCTGGGCCCATTGGCTTGGCCTATACTGCAACCAGCATGACCAGTTTGGCATCAACGGGCAAGTCAATACCTGAACATGCCGCAACGAGCATAACTGATGCTGATTGCTCCCTACTAAACATCTTTGACGGTGAGTACGTGTGTGAGTACAGTCGTAATCCAGCACGTACATACAATAGAAATGGCATATAAATACATGATCAATGGAGCATGAATAATGTCAACAACCTACTATAGAATCGTCGCATGGAGTCCCAGTTTAAATGAACGTCTACAAGAAGTAGATTTGACGGGTCCTCCAACTACTAATCAACAATATGCTGAACAGTTGGCTCAGGCTTATGCTGAACGCTTGAATCGTGATCAAAAGCTACGTGTAAAGGACTGGGTTGGTGAAGTTGTAGCTAATGTAGTCAATGACTAATAATAACTAATAAGATAATGTGCCCTGCAGACCCAGTGTTTATGGCCTACACACAGATCTATCTCGGCAAGCACACATATGGATAATACACAAATAGCTGTCATACTCATAGTGGGCATGTTCTTATGGGTAGCAACTTATATACTACTGGCACACGTATAAACACATATATGACTATAGTAACTGAAGAAGAAGGCATCAAACTGTTATTGGACTCAGTAGCCAACACTGAGTACCGACCCACTAGCAGTTATACAGCATGTAAGGACTACACTAGTACATATACTACTCGACGTAATAAAGATTATCCATTTATAGTAGATACCAGCTTAGATTACAAGGGTCCATACAAGCCCTATCAACAAGCCCACACCAAACGCTAGTATGCTCAAGCACACTAGATACACTATATACAGCCACTCTTCTGGCGTGAGACTATATTTAGGCTGATACCACGTGCTAAAAAACTTATCAATTCTATTCATATTTGACAGAGCTATAGGCCCCGCTGTTAGCATGTGTGTAAGAACTGTTGATGTCCATAATGGCAACTAGACTAGCAACACAGCCGCTATTATAACGGGACCGGAACGAATAATAAAGAACTTTGGCGGAAATAGACGAGAGGGGTTGATACAACGCTATATACGCACACGACACACTAGTATAGGCCCCGCTGTTAAGAGGTTTATTGGCGAGAGAATGGGAGAGAATGTGAGTATAGTATTGTAACTATGCCTGTCAGCACCTCACCCATCAGATTCTTCCTACCCTATGTCTAGCCTGCCCCAGGTATGGTTCTGAATCATAACCCTATATTGGTCACACTTTATTGCACTTTGTCACACTTTTCTACACTTTTCATTCCCGCAGGCCCCGCTGTAAGCACCGCTATACACGGTGGGAAGATCTATCTCACACAATTATACACTCTGCTACACGATAGATCTGGAATAACAAAGTAAATTTTTCTATAATACACTAGTATAATCCGTCAAGTTTACAGTATAATCACGGTGCAAATAGGTCTAACCACTAAGTACTATATCAACCGGAGAATCAAGATGCGCCATCAATTGCACCATGCTCAGTTACGTTTTCCCACACATGAAGTCAGTATAAGAGTTGATCCTGATACACTACGTATACATGTATTCAAAACCACAGCTCAAGCCTGTGATTTTATGGTATTTGAATACAAGGACAAGTTTGAGGCCAGTGATTACATACTAGATCGTCCACAAGCCAGTCATTATCGTGTGGAGTTTCCCGGAGAGTAATTCTATATTTGACTTTACGTGCTGTTGAGGTTATAATAGTCATTCCACAGCACGTAAAGGAGTCAACTATGGAATGTACACATTGCCGCAAATGGCACTGGAATGGACTAAAAGGTTGCCCAACAGCTCCTAAGCCGAAAGAACAGCATCAAAACTCAAATCCTGCTCCAAACTCATAATCAGTATTAATAACCCGGCCTAGTGTCGGGTTATTGACAATTTGCTCAAAATGCAGTATAATATACACTTAGCAACAAAGGAGCGTATATGGACACACGAGCACAAATTTTGGACTTGCTTACACGGGCACAAACTCTTATGGAAAATGACGCTACTGTTGAAGGTGAGCACTATGATTTTGGGACGTTAACGCATAGCCGAGTTATTGATGGCTTAATTGCTATTCGACAGCTAGTTGAAGTTCGTGTTGACTAATAACCCTACAAGTTGGGCGGGTATTGACAAAGTACCCTAGTTCAGTTATAATATGTTTTTACGTTAATAAACAGGAGCGACAATGTTTACACTATTAAGCACAGCAAATCCCAAAATCCAAAAGGGTACAGCTAAAGGTTACTTGAGCTTTATCCTACACTTGGCCCCTGCTCGACTGAGTGGCAAGGAAGTATGTCCAAAGCGTACAGCAGGTTGTACAGCGGCTTGCCTGAATACAGCTGGGCGTGGTGGCATGTTCAAGCGTGGTGAAACTACCAACGTTATCCAGCAGGCACGAGTTCGCAAGACAAAGATGTTTTTTGATCAGCGTGAAGCTTTTATGGCGGCATTGGTTGCGGACATTAATAAAGCCGTCAAAATGTCAGCCAAGTTGGGCTTAACTCCAGCTATTCGTTTGAATGGTACTAGTGACTTGAGCTGGGAAAAGTATGAAGCGGCACACGGCAAGAACATTTTTGAATTGTTTGACTATGTACAGTTTTATGACTATACCAAAGTACTTGGACGCAAAGTCAAGCATCTTAAAAACTATCACTTGACCTTTAGTGCGGCGGATGGCAATGACAGCGATGTGGCTGAAGCATTGTTGCAGGGCATGAACGTGACTGTAGTGTACGACAAAATTCCAGAGGGTACTTACTCAGCTGATGAAGATGACTTACGCTTCTTAGACGGGCAAGTGGGCATTATTGGTTTGAAAGCTAAGGGTCGTGCTCGGAAAGACACCACTGGCTTTGTCAAACGTACTATTATGATGGCAGTGGCATGAAACTGAACGATGCTATACAATGGGCAGGGACGGCATCGTTCCTCGCCATGTACACCCTAATGAGCTTGAACCAGTACCCATGGAACATTGTGGCCGGCACCTTAGGGGGTGTTTGCTACTTGACGTGGAGCTTACGTGTGGCCAACGTGCCACAGACTGTGACCAATGCAGTGTCAATAACCATATGCATTTATGGGTTATTCAAGGCATTTGGTTGACTGATACAGTAGAGTCTAGTATAATATGTTTTTACGTTAACAAAAGGAGCGACTTATGTACGACATCGTATCAAACCCAATCCCACGTAGCGGGTTCTATGCTACACCTGCAGACTTCAAAGAGTTGACTGCTGTAGTAGAGGCTCTGAGCCCACAGGAAAAGGCCCTAGTCTATCCCTACATGATGATGGCGTTGAACACTTGCCACAAGGCAGTAGAAGACAACATATTGTCTAAAGAAATCTTTTGCCAATAACAGGTTGTGACCCCGCTGTTAAGCAGGTTGACAGCGGGTGGTAAACGCAGTATAATACAAACATCAACAACACATTAGGAGCAAAACGAAATGGGTTACTTTACTGATACAGCGTTTGATTCAACATTGGACATGATCGACGCAGTCAACGAGGTTGTAGAGCGTCATGTACGTAAGATGGAAAGATCGAGCCCTACAAAGTTGGGCTTGGATGTACGCTCGGGTCCTGTGTACATTGACAGGGATGAGGAAGTGATTGCTGTGAGCCACTCTAGTGCTATTGACTACTATGGCGGATTTGAGTACATTAAAGAAGGTGAAGGACGCATGGTCTGCGGAGACTATACATTCTTTAACACAGAGTCAAGTCGTGTGCAAGACTGCTTTGATCACTTAAATGAAGTAGTTGAAGAAGAAGCAGAGTAAATTGAAAGGTTATTGACAGGTTCTAGTTCATGTGCTATAATAAGCACATGAACAGTTAGAAAAGCATTAAAGGTTACCTACACCGTTAGGCGCCTAGAGAGATGGAAGCGTACCGACGGGTACCTGGTATCTAGGGCAAGAAGGCTTCGTGCAACGGCGGAGATGGTAGGCGGTAATGATGAAGGCACTAGCTCTATAGACGGTATAGGGCAAGTAGTCCGGAATTCCTTTAGTTCTTTTCTAACTGTACGGTTACAGGGTGCCGGCTGATGAGCTGGGCATTAAACGAGGAGCATGCTCTGCCCGCCCAATCTAATTTGTAGTTACCAAAATGACGCGATTCGCTCCCGCTAGTTTTGGGGAAGGTCCCTAGGGGCCTTTCTTTTTGCCCATGGGTTCCGCAAGACCCTACAGCCCTCATGGTCTTTGACAGTTAGCCCAAAATGCGTTATAATACATTTTTAACAGGAGCTAACATGTTTAACACAAATACACTTGCAAAAGCTAAACTAGTTTTTAATAAAAAACTTAAAACTTATAAACTTGTAGTAGCGTTTAATGTACATAAAACTACACGCGAGGACAAAAACGGTAATACTAAAATAGTACATAATTTTCCTGTGCAAGCAAAGTGTGCGTATGTTAGTGGGGACTTACTTAAAAGCAATTTAAATGCAGAGCTTGCAGTAGCATTAAAACACGCACAAGCTACTACACGCACAAATAATATTGTATTTGTTAGTTAATTAATACATAGCACATTTGACACTTTTGGGAAAGTGTGCTATAATTAGTTTTTTAAACAGGAGCGAACTATGCAAAAAACGTACATTGTGCAAGTACAAGGTTGGGGTGCCAGCGAAGACGAGTTTTACAATATGGGGGCTTATAGTACACGAGCTAAAGCAGAAGCGGCACTAGAGGAAATGCTAGTGGAATGGGAAGCAGACGGTGGGGACAGGGCTGACGTAGTTTACGAGATAGAGACTTTGACTGTGGACGCATAATAACACTACAGGTTGGAGGGTTATTGACAACACTCCCAAATTGCGTTATAATACATACATTGAAACAAAGGAGCGAACTATGCAAACAGTTTTTACAACATTACACACAAACGGCAACGGCTATTGGAGCCCTGTAGCAAAAGCAGTAGAGGTCACACAGTTGCGTCTACAGTATTGCACACAAGAGAAAGACTTTGGCGAGCTTTGCGTACACTTTAGTCCTACTAGCTGGGACATACAAAAAGACGGCTTAATTTACACAGACAAACAATTTATGCAGGAGTTGCGTACTTACTTGCAAACAATTGGATTTACAGAAGCAGAAGCTTTAGACGTTAGTTATAGCGAGCAGGGTATGCAAACAGAGGAGTATGTTAGCTTGGACGTAGGCGCTAAGTTTTTAGCGGGTTTAGAGCGTTTAGACCCTGCACACGTTGAACAAATTTGGGAAGAGTGCTTAGACGTATAACACTACAGGTTGGAGGGTTATTGACAACCCTCCCATTTTGTAGTATAATATAGACATATTAACACACTAAGGAGCGAAACTTATGCGTACTATATCAACACTCAATAATGGTAACATCTACCAAATGGACATTACTGAAGCTATTGAAATCGTCCAAGCCTATGCACGTCAAAACACTGGCGGTGACATACTTGAAGCAGTCAAAGAGATGCAGGACTTGGTAGCACTGGATGAGCTACCCACACGCCAAAAGGTAGCTTACAGACGCTTTATGCGTGACATGAAGCAGTTGTTCGCTCCAAAGGTTGACGCTTAACTCAAAAGACGTTATAATACATATACACAGACACACAAAGGAGCGAACCTATGCAAGTTAAAGAACTCATCGAAATGTTGCAGGACATGGATCAGGACGCAGAGGTCCACTTCTCATACAACTATGGCGACCACTGGCGCACAGAGGTAGCCCCTAAGGTGGACCGTGTGGATGAGGGTGCAGTGGTCTACAGTGACTACCACCGCATGGACAAGATTGCCGAGTACGATGACGAAGTTGAGTTTGATGAAGACACGGGCGAAGAAGTCAAAGATGAAACCCTACGCCGCGTAGTGGTATTGAGTTGACAGGTTGCCCAAAAGGCAGTATAATAAACACTTAAACACACACAGGAGCGAAACTTATGGGTACTAGATCAATGATTGCTATCCAAAACCCTTACAATAAAACTGTTCGTGCAGTTTATTGTCACTGGGATGGATACTTGGAGCACAACGGCGCTATCTTGTTGAAGCACTATTCAGCAAGCCCTAAGGTCAATAACTTGATTGCATTGGGTGACTTGAGTAGCTTGCGTCCAGAGATTGGTGTTAAACACGCATTCAGCTCATTGGATTTGTGTGAAGCCGATCGTGAGGAATACGAAAAGCAACACGGCAGTTCCTGCACATACTACGGGCGTGACAGAGGCGAAACTGGCACTGAGTTTAAAGTGTTTGACACGCTTGCTAAGGCTTGCGATCACTATACTTGGAGCGACTACTACTATTGCTTCAAGTACACTAAAGCCAGCGACTACACTACAGGTGAGTGGCACTACAAAAAGAACGGCGAGCGTTGGAAGAAACTTGCCCCTGCTATTGCTAAACTCAACCCAGCGGAGTGTGCAGAATGACAGGGTTTGAATCAAAGAGGGCTTCGGCCCTCGCTAAACTTAAAGGAGCTGGTATGAAAAAAGTTCAAGTTCAAACATTACTCACTCAGGAACTTGAGGTGCCTGATGATTGGGGACGCGAAGAAGTCTATGACTTCCTTGCAGAGTTTCAATCATTCCGTACAGCCTTCCAGGGTGTGAGCAATGAAGATCAAACAGCCCGCATCGTTGATCTGGGCGTAATATCCGAAGAAGTAACTGAAATGGGCGATGAAGCCTATGATGACTGAAGAACAGTATCAGATCCTAGAGGCTTTGGCCACACTAGAGGATGCCACCACTAGGATCTATAACATCCCTGGAGATCGTTGGCAGATGGCCTATGATGTCTTAGAAGCACTATTGTCTAACCTTAACATAGAGAAACCTAGAAATGAGTAAATTTGCAGAGATGGATTATGATATCCAGGAATTGTTTATCGCAGGCTTGACTGAAAAGAACATTGCCAAGACCCTGGACATTCCTGTAGAGATGGTCTACTCATGGATGACCTTGAATGGCGTTGCCATTGATGAAGAAGAATTGGGCTACTATGGCGCTTAAAGGCTTTATTACCAACGATTGGGATCGGGATAACCTAGAGTTCCTACTCAATACCAAGGGCGATGAGTTCAAGGCTTGGTTTGCCCAGGCCGACGAGGACGACAAGGCCTATGCCCAAGAACTAATGGATGCCTATTCTAGAGAGCTTCAATTTCGGGCCCAAGAGCTGGAGATTGAGTCTAGGCTAGACAATACCCGTGAAGCCTGTATGGTTATTGACAAGATCCGGAAACGGTAGTATAATAACTACTTAAACACACACAGGAGCGGTTATGAATATATCAAATTTAGAAGCCTATGTAGCCCAGCGTAATGCTTGGGGCAAGATCTTTGGACAGAAGCCTTTGAGCCTGTTGAATGCCGCGGATCGTCAGCGTATCGCAGACATGATTGATTCGGGCTTGAGCCCAGAGAACCTAACCTGCGACGGCGAACTTCCTCGTAGCGTTGTTCAGCTCAAGTATCAGAAGCTGACCCGTGCGGCAGAAGAATTAAAGAGCATCGACCCTAGCGTCGAATTTTTTGAATACGGTTGCTAAGATGCCCAAGTTCCGAGTGACAGCCTATGAAGAAGTCTACTACGAAGGTGTGGTAGAAGCAGAGGATCAAGACGAGGCAGAGGACATCTTTGCCCTGTCTTTGGGAGATGTTAGACCCCAAACCAAGAGTTACGAATATCAGACAACCCAAGTAATTAACCTAGGAGCCGACAATGCCTAATTGGTGCAATAACACAGTCCAAATCAATCACACAGACCCTGCCAAGATGTATGAGTTGGTAGGAGCGATCAATGAGGGCAAGTTCCTCAACTACTGCCGCCCTATACCAGAGGACCTGCATATCGTAGCGGGTCGCGTAGGTGATGACGAAGATCAAAAGCAAAAGGATCTAGTAGCACAGGAAGAAGTCAATCTAGCCAAATTTAACTATCGTAACTGGTATGACTTCTGCGTCAACGAGTGGGGCACCAAGTGGGAAGTAGAAGCCTACGACAAGGTTGAATACGATGATGCCCATGATAAACATGGCATCACATTTGGCTTTGATTCAGCATGGAGCCCACCTACAGGTGCTATGGAGTATTTGGTTGATCAAGGGTTCACTGTCAAGCTCTACTACTATGAGCCTGGCATGGCATTCGCTGGTATTTGGGAAGACGGCGAAGATGACTGTTTTGACATTGGTGGTTACACCAGCGAAACAGTTAAGGATGCGATTCCCGAGGACCTAGACGAGATGTTTGGCATTAGCGAGTGTATCGCTGAATACGAAGAAGAAGAAAATGAAAACGAATAAAGAAAAGAACCTAGCACACGATGCTAGAATGCAGGATAGGATTCGTCCCAAGCCTAAACAGTATGATTGGGAAGCCCTAGACGCAGTAATTCGTCAGTGGAAGGCTTTGAATGAGCAGACTTGAGTTCTTTGGCCGTCCGCTGGTCAAGTTCGATCCCAGTAACAGAGATCACAGATCCTACTATAATCAGTTCGTAGAGTATGGTGGATGGGGTCGTTGCCCTGTCCGCTTTATCTGCCCTGACGAGCATGGCCTAGACTTGCCTAGCATGATTCAGCGTCAGATGTTGGAATACTACCTAAAGAAAGAGTTCAATTCGGGTAGGATTCGTCCAAAACCTTTGCCTGTTAAGACAGTACGAAAAGATGTCCAAAAGGCCAAGAAATTGGTTGACAACAAGAAGAATTGAGCATACAATAGAGTTATGTTCAGAAATGAACTAGTTTTTTAATTTAACACACACAGGAGTTTCAAATGGCTACAGATAAATTGTTTAAAGTGTTCGGTGTTTCTAAGCACCCAGAGCAAGGTTATAAAGTTCGTTTCGCGAACGACATGCTTCGCTCTAAAGTACTCACCAAGTCAGGTCACACTGATATTGAGTTGGTTGAGTTGTCAGAAGCAGTTAGCAAGTACGAAGGTATCCTTGCTATTAAGAATGCCCCAGAGTTTGCCAATGCACATGCCCAAGCGGCCATTGCAGAATACTTGGAAGAAAAGGCTCCTAAGACATCTAAGCCAGCGGTTAAAGGTGTAATGAAGCCTGCCAAGGCTGTTAAGGCTCCTGCTAAGACAGCTAAGGTTACTGAGGACGAAGACGCACCTTTCTAATATGGCGTTTATTCAGTATGAAGTGTGGATCATACGCGATCAGCATGAAGAGCTGATTGAGTGTGTTCCCACTCTTAGAGAAGCAGAAGAGCTAGCAGAAAACGAACGAGAGTTCTGCGATGAGGTCTACATTCTAGAGGACCAGGATGGGGATTTAAAAGAGATTAGACGATATCAGGGCCTATAGCTCAGTTGGTTAGTAGCAGAGGACTCATAATCCTTTGGTCCCTGGTTCGAGTCCAGGTGGGCCCACCACTCAAGCGGGAAGGGACAAGTGCGTTCCTGTAGAGCAGACTATAAGTCCGCCGCTATACAAACCCTCTACGAAACCTGCTAGTCGACAGGGTGAGACTTCCCAAAACCCTCCCTAAAGGTGTTGTAGAAATACAACACCTTTTCTCTTGACTAGAATCCCAAACGGCCGTATAATTATGATTCGAAGGCGACGGGATGGACGGCATCGCTGGGCGTGTAATCTAGGTGCCCACTCGGCCGATCTATTTTGCAAATAGGTGTTGACAACTCTGCCCAAACCTGGTATAATATACACATCAACAGCAGGAGCACACAATGGATATGAAAGACTTCTACACAGAGTTCTACGCTACACAAATCGATTTCCGCTACAATCGCAAGACCAAAACCTACAGCGTGGTTAGGTTCAATGCAGATTCTACAATGGTGCTCTACAAGGACGGCCGTGTGAGAAAAACAACAGATCAAGAGATTGCTCGCCAGCTCAAAGAGTTGACAGCCTAACCAAAAGGGCTTATAATAGCTTTATACAGTTAATTAATAGGAGCGAACTATGAAATTACACATCACTACACAGTACATGGAAAACTACGGTGCCCATGATTGGGACGGCGAGGGCACTTGCCCACAGTACTGGAAGTTCAAAGGTGGTGAAGACTACTTCTACCAGTTGGGCACAGTCTTGCCCAGTGATGAGCACATCGCTGAGTTGGTAGAAGCACTCCGCCCACGCTTTGAATACAGCGATGACTATGCCCGCAACTACATGGTCAGCTATGGTGTAGTTGAGGACGACTTCTTAACTGACTTTGAGCAGAGTCAGTTGGAGTATGATGGAGCGATTGCATACCCTGCAATCATGTTACAACCTTTAGTGGAGATGGTATGATTACACAAGAAACCCGCAATAACTATGATCAACGTCATGGTGGACCCTTTGACCGTGGCTCAGCAGATTCGTGGTACAGCCGTCCATTCAACCCACACTTCTACAAAGGCGGAACTTACCAAGGAGCTCGCGTGGAACTGGCGGATATGACAGCAGAAGAGATCGTGGCTTACACCGCAGGCTACAATTGGAATGAACAGTTCGGCGGCAAGAAAGATTGGGATTAAACGGTTGACGGCTTGCCCAAACGGCCGTATAATTAAGACTTACTAACAAGGAGCGACACTATGTTAAAAGAATTAGATACTAAGGAAGCAGGCATCTTTGCATTCGCGGCGGCTATGGATGCTCAACGCCGTAATTCAAACAATAAGAGCCTTTACTCACAAGAACAGGTTCGCAAGGCAGTCACAGCAAGAGACTTGATTGATACCGCCTTTGTCTACACTAAACTCTACATCAACTATCGCAAGACATTCATTGCCGTTAAGGCAGAAGGTGCTCGCCGTAAAGATAGCATGGCACGAGAAGTTCTAGCCCTGTTTGAAAGCAATGGGTATGGTGTTGTATCTACGCCACAAGGGCTTATTGTTCGAATTGACAAGTAAGCCCAAATCAGGTATAATACTAACATCAACAGCAAATAAGGAGCGAAACTTATGAAGACGATTGGTAAAGGTGTAGCATACATCATATCCTTTTTCATTGTGTTCTTTTTCTTTGGAGCGTTCGTTAGTGTTTCGACGCCCAAGACTATAGAAGCAATCCACAGCAATACGGCCCACGATTATTGGAATCAGTCTATCACAGCATACAACCACAGAGACACCATGCAGTCATGCGTCTTAATGGGTATTGCCAAGGCCGCCGCGTTGAGTGCTCATGACAATGCATTTTACGAAAAGACCCTGGCAGAAGAGCGTTCAATCTGTGCAGAAGCCGGCTTGACACGATAACCAAAAGAGAGTATAATACTAACATCAACAGCAAATAAGGAGCGAAACTTATGTCAGATAAACTATATGCATTCTGCGACGCAGTCGTAGCATTCACAGGATTCTTTTTAGTCTATGGAGTGTCAGGCACAATTGACACCGCAACAGACAGTCAATTGATGCCTTTGGCCCTTATGGCCCTAGCAGGCTTGGGCTTGTTCTTCGCAGGCGTTAACGGCTTGACAACCCGTAAGTAAGACAGTATAATAACTACTTCAACAACACAATAGGAGCGAACTATGGTAACAGCAGAACAGATTCAAGCAGGTTTTGTACTAGCACATCTCGCAGGCGTTGAGATGTATCAAAAGATTGGCGAGCGTGATGCATGCGGTTTTGGTTGGGTTGATGTCTATGTGGACAGAACCAATTCCAAGCAGGCCAAGGAGCTGATCAAGGCAGGCTTCCGCAAGGACTACAAACCCAAATGCTTGAGCTACTGGGATCCTGCAAAGATTCCTACACAGAGCATTTCAGTCAAAGAAGCAGGTGCAGAGGCATTAGCAACCTATCTGCAGAGCTTGGGTCTAAAGGCCTACGCAGGCAGTAGATTAGATTAAGTCGATCAAAGGGCCTTGCACAACAGGGCCCTTGAGTGTATAATTAATTTTTCAACACCAAAGGAGCGACAATGGTACATGTAGTTAAAACGAGCAAGATGATGATGGCCCTACAGAAACAACCCAAAGGCACTATTGCCAGCCTAGAACAAGAGGCAGTTAAGAAAGATATTTCGAATGAAACAGACGAAGAGATCCTAGATCGCTTGCGTACTCGTTTTGGCATCTTAGATGACATGACTCGTGCAGTCAAGCGGGGCGATGTTCGTGCTATGATTGTGACAGGCCCTCCAGGTGTAGGCAAGAGCTTTGGAGTTGAAAAGGTCCTCAGCAAGCATGATGTCATGGCTGATATTGCACAAGACAGCAAGCTGAAGAAGTATGAGATCGTTAAGGGTGCTATGAGTGCTATTGGACTCTACAGCAAGCTCTACAACTACAGCGACAAGAAGTGTATTCTAGTGTTTGATGACTGTGACTCAGTCTTGTTAGATGACTTGAGTCTTAACATTCTCAAGGCCGCGTTGGATACCAGCAAGCGTCGTATGATCCACTGGAATACTGACAGCAGGCTCCTGCGTAGTGAAGGTGTGCCCAACAGCTTTGAATTCAAAGGCGGTGCTATCTTTATTACCAACATCAAGTTCGATCACGTGAAGAGCAAGAAGCTACAGGATCACTTGGAAGCATTGGAAAGCCGTTGCCACTACTTGGACCTTACTATCGACACAGAGCGTGAGAAGGTACTTAGAATCAAGCAGGTAGTAACAGAGCATGGCATGTTAGACAGCTATGACTTATCGGATGAAGCCAAGCTGGATGTAGTCAACTTCGTAGACGAGTACAAGGCTCGTATGCGTGAGCTGAGCCTGCGTACAGTACTTAAGGTAGCAGACTTGCGTGTCAGCTTTCCAGACACATGGCGGGCAGTAGCAGAGGTTACATGTATGCGTGGTAGCCGCTAAGGGCTAGCATACAGTAAGGCCGGGGCACTACTATACTAGAACAGCTCCGGCAGACAGACGCCGATGTGATTCGCTCCCACTAGGCAGTCAGTTGGTCCCCAACATGATAAATCCGATTCGCTCCCGGTCATGTTGGGGATTTTTTTGGCTCAAGGTCGGCGGTGTGATGAAGAAGAATTTGACCAGGGCGGGGCATATATATACAAAATGATTTATTAACTAGCTAAACTGCATGGGTACCGAAGTATTTTCACCCCTCTAAAACTATAAGTACTTCTTTTAAATTTTTCGCGAGCCTAGTTTTTTTGGACTGTAGGACCCATTTGGCGACGGCGTTCTAGCCACTCTTGCTCATTGCTGTTTAAGTCTGTGCTCCATCCTGCTAGACTTAAGAACGGTACTCCAATTCTACTGGCAAATGTGCTTAGTCCTGTCCAGAAGTTCGCCGCACCATATGTATTTACGGCATATTTGAGTACCTTGTTTTGCTCAGGTGTTAGGTATGGTTTAAGTTCGGGAGCCATAGTTATTGCGCCTGCTAGTATAGCGGCTCGCCAATCGCCCTTGGCCAGATACTTGAGTATGTTTATATTAATAGGAGACATTTTTGCCAGTGGTTTTGCCGGTGGTTTTGCCAGTGGTTTTGCCGGTGGTTGTGCCGCTTTGTCAATAGCATTGTCTATAGCTCTAACATCAGCTTGTTGTGCAAATTCTCGTAAACGCATAAGATATTTATCATGAAAAGGCCCTCTCTCAGAAGGGCCAGGGTTGCGGGCATGTCCCGTATAGAATTTCAACAGTGATTGTTCAACACCCTAGTTTGGTGGATTCTCACTGTGCATTAACTTGGTTTGAGGCTTGTGATCTAAGTATCGTGATGTCATATACATAAAACCTCCTTAAACACAGTTCAAGTTCTGTGCACAAGTATTTACTAGATTACTAAAAGATTACATGAAAATAGGCTAATTTTAGTCTCAGTAAAAACGCTAAGTACTGGACAAAATTTTTCGCACACAATTTTTTTGATCCTGTAGGACCCATTCGGCTATATACACTATGGATACACATGTTGTCATTTCCCGAATCATAACCGCTATAATGAGTCTCTTAGACAGTGCCAATCTGCGTAATCGTGTCTACACGCAACAACAGCGTATAGAACAGTTAGAATTGGCCTTGGAAGATATAGATCGTATTAACACTAATAACGCACATGCTCAGCACTTGATCGCTGGCATTGTTGCTAGAACTCGCCAATAGTTACATCTGCTTATTACGGCTACCAGTATCTGCCCAATTACCAGCGCCTGAATCAAATCCTATAGTTTGTCCAATGTGTTCTTTCTTTGGCTGATTTTGGCTTCTAATTCTAGCCAACTCTGCATCTTCACCTTGGTTTAATCCTGAAGTGTATGTGGCCATAAAGAATGCCAGTGCCGCTGGACTTGTTGCTATCGTCCACAACTGTTCTAAATCACTGGCTATACTGGCTCCCCATTTGACCATGGGTAAATTGGCATATTCACCAGCTTTTTGCAATACTGTAATAGCGGCAGAGGGCAGTTGTCCCTTGGCAGCTTCTACAGCCAAACGACTTATTGTAGGACCAAACTGACTCCAGTTGAATCCCAAACCTTCCACAATTGACTGCATGTCTGCATGTTCGTCCAGCTCATGAGCATCAAACACTATGACATCATCGCCATTGACATCTTCATGGTGTACTAGCTGTATTTGATCCGATCCATCTTCCACTTCACTAATACCCCATCCCATGCGATCCAGTGTGTGTTCTATGGCCTGTTGCACATGATCACTGCCTTGATACCACATGCGAGCCAGCTTTTTAAACTGATCGTAATCGTCATCTCCAGGTGTTACAGCAAATTCTTGTAGACTTTCACAGTGCCATTTACGTAGACTCTTGTTTATACGACTGTTGGGATCATGAGCTGTTTTACCACTGGTATTGTGCTTTTTCATACCCGTCATACGAGCACAGAAACTGGCACGTCGTTTGGCATCTTTTGAACCTTTCTTTAATTTACTGGGCTTGGTAGTTACAGCAGTTTGTAACTTTGATCCAGGATGTTCCGCACGATAGCTGGCAACACCTTTCTTGTTAAGGCCGCCATTTTTGTTCTTGCCTGAGCTCTTTTGCCATGCGGCTGTTTCCATTATACGTTGATCCTGTGCTCGTTCTGCACCCATGCCCATGTCTTGATTGTCAACATAGTTTTCTTCTGTGGGCACACAGTTGGGCACAGTGGCACCACCTTTCTTTTTGGTACCCACAGGATGATAGCCCTTCCAGCAGGGGTTGTTGCCGCGTAGGCTCTTCCGCTTTTCAGCTAGGGTGCGGGCTTGTTCTTCTATGGTCCATATACGGTACAAGAAGTCTTCCATTATGATTGAATCTAGGCTTTTTTTCGTCATACTGTATTTATTCGTACAGGGCTACAGCTAGCAGAACTTGCGTTGTCCGCTACGCTTCGCGTAGGCTACTGGAAATTTTTCCGCTTTCAGCTTCGCCGATAAAATTTTCTGCCGGGCCTGATGGCCTGCTAAATATCTGCATGATACACAACTTATTCCCCATTCCCCTATACATGAGCCGTGCCAGCGATCCTGCCAGTTTGGCCCAGGAACTTGAGCAAGCACAGAATCGAATCACATGGGCTGATTCCGGTGAGCTGGATGATCAACATCCTATCACTACTGTTACCTACTTTGATGACGTTATAGCATCAGCTCAACTGGACTTGTTTGCGGCTGAACTTGAATATCATCTAGCTGAATACTGTCGTGAGCTAGATTTCACTGTGATTGCTCATGATCGTGCCAGTTGGCTAGCTGAGTACAATAGGAATGATTTCAGTGCCAGTCATGATCATGGAACTGCTGACATTGCCGGAGTCTACTACTATCAAACCACCGGGGATGATGGCAATATCTACTTTGAACGCCCTGGACAAGAACATACCAGTTTGGCTTTTACAGATCTGGGTGATCGTTTTGAAATGCGTCCTGTTGAAGGTATGATTTTACTGTTTCCCGGATGGCTACGTCATGGCGTTACCAAAAACACAACAGACGACACACGCAAGGTCATCAGCTTTAACATTTGGTTTGACCGTACTGCGTGGATCAAACAGCAACTAGGTCCAGGTAAGTAAAAACAGTGTACGATGTTTGTCGTACTTGAAGGCCACTCCCACGTGGTAACACTCCTGTGCCCAGTGCCATGCCCAACGCTGATGCTTGGGACCTGTGTAGTTTAACAGCCAGTGTTCTATACTGGTTACACCCGTAATCCAATCTAATTGCTGGCCATGAGTACCTGGCCATTGAATATCAGCTATGAATTCAAAATTGTGCTGGTCTGGGAAGTAATCCCTGGGGTTAGCATACATACAAATATTTACACCAGCCATAAAAAAAGCACCACGAATGGTGCTTTTTTATCATATTAGGCTTGAGCTTCGCCCCAACGTAGAACCAAGTTGGTTGAAATTGGAGCACCCTGTGTAATATAAGCATTAATAAACAAAGTATCACACCCGTTGGGATATGTACCACGTCCACCAATTGGAGTATTGGTAAGTTCTTTCAAGTTACTCAAATCCAATGCGTCCTTGTTGGCTGGTGAGTTAATGTAGGAAAACACAGTTTCGCCAGGCAGTGCGTATGTACCGCGACTGCACTGAACTGTTGTACCAGTACCACCGTATAAAATAACCGGAGCCAACAACACTTGGTTAATAGTAATACCATAGTAAATTGCTGTGGTTGCTGTGGTTGTATTTTGGCTTACGTTGACATAGTATGTACCTGCACCGCCTGTACCTGATCCGTTGGCAATAATATATGTGTTAGCACTGACACTACCACCTGCCAACAAACTACCCACAGTAACCACACCGCTTGGAGTACCTGTTACTGTCATGATAACTGCGGTACCTGTCACAGTCACGTTACCAATGGTCTGTGTAACTGATACACCCCAAGTTCCAACTCCAGAACCTGTACCAGTAATGTTGTTGGTAATGTAAGTACCTGAACCCAAGCTAGTACCAGTCAACAACATACCTATTGTAACAGTACCTGAACCCACTGCGGTAATAGTCATAACGTTACCGGCAAAGTTGGCAGTAAAACTACAGGTTGTTGTGTTAGATATAGTGGCAGTAATACCAGCAGAAGTTGATACTAGACTGGAAACTTTGGTCAAACCATACAGTGATGCAGTACTGGTTGGGAAATAAACGTCGTCACCCACTTGTACTGTTGTACTGGTTGGATTACCGATCAAAGGTATAGCACTAGTGCCAGCCGAAACATATATTGGACATACTAGATAGTTGTTGACAGCATTACTGAAAATAATACTGGTACCAGATGCCACTTGACTGAAACTTGGCTGTCCAGTTGGGTTAACTGCTGAATTTAAACTGTTAAAGCTGACGTTGGTCAAAGCAGGGAAGTTGCTAGGATTAATAACACCCTCAACCACAATGGCCGCGTTAGTACCACCTGAACCAGATGATGATTCCAGCTGTTGTAGCAAGAAACTAGCACGGTTAATGAGTTCACGTGCTCCAAGATCGCCTGACAAGGCATTACTTACACTGGGTGCTAGACGAATAGCAAACGCAGTGGTCTTCTTAGTTGTAAGCGGAACGTTGGTAACCTGATAGTTGAAAATGTATGAACGGTCTGCATCAAATCCGCCGTCTTCAATAAATGCCGCGCCCCAGTGACTGACAATAGGACTGGCACAACCATTAACCGATACTACACCAGTTTGTACTGCATGACTTGCGGCTGCACCTGCTGTAAATGTTCTATAACCACCACTTGCCCATGGCACTATAGTAACTGCTCGAGTTAATCCTGTCAACGCATTAATGGTCAACGATGTAACAGTGCCAGTGGCCGCGGCGTTAACTTGAGTCATCACAGTTACGCCCACATTGGCTAGGCTAGTGGCCAGTGTGATAGTAGCACCATCTATAACTGTGTTTACATAGTATGTAGTGTTGACTTGTATGTTACCTAAGTTGTTGGTGTTGCTGTTGTAACTCATAAACACAATAGGTTGTCCTACAGCCATATTAGTAGTTGAACCAACTGTTACAGTATTACCCGTTGCACTGGTAGCTGTGGCTTGTGTATTAATTTTACCTTTATAAGTTATCAATTCATTGTCAATATAAATTGTACAGGCTGTTAGTGTTGGCAGTGGGAAATATGTAGAATCAAATACAGTTACAGTTGTATCGCTAACACCCAGTGGACTTGATCCAACAATAAAACTACGGGCGCCTTCATTTTGCACTTCATAACGTACCGGCATGTTACCTGCTCGCATCCAAGCTTCGTTGTTTAAGTTGTTGTTACGCAAACGATGTACAGTTACATATTTGCCCTCGGGACCACGCATCATCCAGTCAATAAATCCAGCACCATACCATGTCCATTGCATGGCCACCATTTGCATTTTAGTTGGAATAATTTGATAACCACTTGGGTTGTATATGCTGTTGGATCCGTCCATACGGTCCACGTTCCACTGACTTTGTGGAATAATACGATCTACAGTTTTTGTACCTTTAATACCCTGTGCATTACTGTATCCACGCCATTGAGGGTTAATATACATTAAAGTATCGCTAATAACTTGAATAACGGTATGACTCATACCACGTATAACAATTTTGTCGCCTACAAACAACTGACTTGTAAAACGTGTGTTAACTCCAATAACTTGTCCTGAACCAACCACAACAGAAAAAGTACCTGCTAACTGGAATGTGCTAGAACGTTTGACCACGCTGACCACTTGGCCATCATACTGGAAAAATACTCCATTTTGTTCGTCGTATGTGCCTGAACGCACTACTGCACCATACCAGTTGTTTAAACTTAATAAACAAGGATCGCCAATTGCGGCACCAATTAATCCAGTAGGTGCACCTAACGTTTGATTAGCTAATACTTGTAATGTACGTTCGTCGATAATGTTGACTACAGTATATGTACCATTGTATCCTGTTGTTATAATACCACTAAGTGTTACACTAGTACCTTGCTGACAACCGTGATCTACGTCGTCAGTTGTGATAGTTAATACTGGAGTTAATATAGCCGTGGCAGTCAGAGACCCTGATTGGGTAACAGATGTAATTGCTGTTCCTGCCATAGCGTTTGCATAAGAACTGGCTAGTGTAATACTAGTTCCAGTACCGCCAACTGCAATATAGTATGTACCGGCTGTTAATCCCACTGCACCATTTAATGATACGTTTGATATTATTAATGCCTGTCCTTGTACATAGGTACCGCTAGTAATTACAACAGATCCGTTAGTATTAGCCACAGTGATTGACAACCCTGTAGCATAATTTTGACCTGTAGCAACTGCACTACGTACAAAGTAATTTGGTGCCATTAGTAAACCAGTATTAAAGTTAATTGCTTTACCTGATTGATAACGTATGTATTTCTTGCTCATACGGATGGCCTGTGCCGCATAACCTGGGCCACCTGTACCTAATTGTACTCCGCCGTCGAACGGTCTATGTGAATAAAAACTATCAGGACGAGCATAAACTTGAGCAGAAACTGTACCGGTTATAACTCCTGCACCGCGAGCGGTATATGTAAATGTTGTAGGGCTTGTTACTGCCTCAACGAAGAAAGGACCATTTGCTAATGTATTGTTGTTAGTTCCGTTTTCGCTATTTACTACAACGTTGATTGTTTCACCTGGAGTAAATCCATGCGGACTTGTTGTGTTAACTGTAATGGTAGGATTGACGTTAACAGCTGAAAATGTACTGCTAGATCCTACTGTGGCCGATTGACTTATACTATAAGTACCTTGCTGGTATGCTGTATAAAAATTATAAGTACCTGAACCAGCACTACTGAACACATTGGATAAAGTAATAACACTACCAACAATGCCTGTAACAAATGTTGAGTTAGGAATACCAGTTCCTGACACAATTTGTCCAACTACAATATTTGTAGGACTGTTTACTGTAAAACTATATGTACCCGCTGTTCCGCCAGCAGTTAAAGTTGGACTTACTACAGGACTTGCGCCGGTAGGAGTCAATTGAATAATGATAGAAGTTGCACTAGGAACTGTAGCAGTACCAGAAGACAATCCTTGTCCAGGAGCAAGAACTCCGCTTGTCACAGAACTAACTGTTAAAACTTTTCCTGAAATTGTTCCAGCAAAACTGGCAACAGAACTAGGTGTAATATATGTTATTGTTGGAGGAGAAATAGCTACCGCCCACAAATATCCTGTACTGTTAGTTAAGACTACGTTTGTACCAACAGTTACGTTCATTGGGCTACCAGAATACACAGCAGTAGTTTGAGTTGCTAGTATTAGTCCGTTTAAACTGGTTGGACTAGTAAGACTTAATTGTGCATAGTTACTGTCTAAGATTGCATAAATGTAATATGTTCCAGCTAATAAGTTACCAATAGTAGTACCACTGATACTGACTGTTTCACCTACTACCATGTTAGTAGTGCCGCCAACAGATACACCATTTAAAATATAGTTACTAAAATAAACTCCGTTGGATAACGCATTGGTACCAGTAATTGTTGTAGTATATTGTTGTTGTAAACTAACTGTAATTTGATTACCGCTAATACCTGAAATATAATATTGTGTACCAGAAGTTAGATTGCCAAAGTTGCCGCCTCCAACAACTGCCATGTTACCGCCACTAACCGTAGCAGAAGGTGTAAAATTAGACCCACCGCTGGCAAGACTTATAGTAATCGTACTGGTGTTGATAATACCAGTTATGTAATATGTGACACCATTTAATAATCCTCCGAATGGTGCTCCAGAGAATGTCACAGGCATACCGGTTGCCATTCCAACAGTAGTTCCAACAGAAATATAACCAGTTGATGCGTTGGTTGCAAATGCATTGGTATTGATAGTATTAAACGTGATAGGACTACCTTGAGTCATACCAGTAGTTGAGCCAAGTGTAATTTGATAAGTTACACCACTAGTTGCTGTTGCTGTTGTATTAAGGACTGCATTTATATTCGATCCACTATAAAACCCGCCCTGACGAAGTTGAATAAACGAAGTCCAAATATTATCACCGTTAGTAAAACCTACTTTACCTTTTGCTATGTATGTAAACGATGTTGAGTTTATTATTTGATAAACAACAAAAGATCCTTCAGCACGATCATAGCCAGTGTAAGCACTATTAAATCCTCTAATAGTGATTGGCTGCCCTACACTATATCCGTGAATACTAGCAGTGGTAATTGTAATAACTGATTCTGATGTAGTTAGTCCACCGCCACCAGAACTTGCGTCTGTTGTTGCGGCAGTCACTGTTAAATCTGTTCCTGGAATTTCATAGATTGCAGGAACACTACGTTGCTGACTAATGGTCAACCACTTAGTCGGTTGCATACCATACTCAAAGTCAGCATCTAATAATGATTGCGGAGAAGCAACACGTTGACGTTCAAACGCATCGGTTCCTACTTCTGGACTACGTACATATTGAAATGGCTGTTCATACAATATCTGTAGTGTATCAGTTGATGCCATGCCAGTAGTTGTACCTGCTGCCAAGGTGATAATAGTAACACCGTCTGAGTTATCTAATGCGTCTGGGAAACTAATATCGTTAATACCACGTAAAAAAGAAACAGTTGTACCAGTATAAGTTGTATCTGCAAAATTATAAAGTATTGTGTTTCGTGTGGTATTTGTAATTACTAGAAACTGTTGTAGATCATATTTTCCAGGTATTTCTATTGTACCGGCGCCAGCCACTGGTGTAAAAATATATTGTCTAAGCTGTGCTTTTGCCATTCAAATCTCCGTATCTTGTTTATATTTATCAAACCCATACTAGCACATAATATTGTTAAGGTCACAAAAAAACCCGTAACTAGTACGGGTATTTTGTTTAGTCTAATTAATTAAACTGGAACTTCTTCCCACAATAAACGACCAGCAAAGCTGAATGATGTTGTAGCCGCTGTATTGTATAAAGCTAGTACGCCACCTGGTGGAATAATTAATTGTCCATCAAAGTTTTGTACGCTTGTTAATCCTGGAGCAACTGATGTGTTGGCAATAGTACCAAGCTGTATTGCTCCGCCACTTTGGAAGTCAGCAACTTCTAAAGCTGTCAATGGGTTAGTTAAACCAGTAAGAGCAGTAGCGCCGGCAAAACCTTTAGTTTGTGAACCAGCTTGTGTCAATGTCTTGCTGTTGAATGGTGCTAGACCAGTTGAAATTGCACTGTTACCTGTACCTACATACCAAACTAATGCACCAAATGGTGTTGGTGTTGTTACAGTATTATAAAATGCTGAAAATTGAGCTTGTGTCAAAACAGCGTTAACACCTGAAGTTACCGGGTTCCAAATACCTAGCATTGGAGTACCTGTTGTGGCTGTTGCTAGTGTAGCTGAACCACCTGTTGCAGTACCGTGTGTCGATGCACCTGCAATAATAGCAGTTGTACCAGTTCTAAATGTGTTACCACGGTATGTCTGCTCATAAAAACGATCATGTAATTCTGTTACGATTACATCACCTAATTGTCCTTGACGGATTGCTGGGGTAGCGCCTGGTTGGTTTGAACCAGCTGGTGCGCCTACTTGTCCTTGAATTAACATTCTTAAATCTCCTTAATTGATCGGGTTATTATTGACAGAGTTTACGTCATTACGTAACCCGTCTATATCGTCATTAATATTTAGCCCCTGTGCTAAAATTACGTTCATTACTCTTAGTTCTTGTAGAATCTGATCCAGCGATTCCTGCATTTTTTGGGCTTGTCCGCCGTATTCTGCTAAGAAATTACTTTCAAAACCAGGAGCAGTATCATAATAAACGTTTAGTTTATCAGTTGAGCTAAATGTACTGGTATTAAGTGTCAGCGTAACTATTGATCCACTTGCTGTAGCACCTAAGCCAGGAGCACCGGCAACATATAAAGGAGTGTTTTGTGTAGTATCGATTACACCATACAATTTACTGAAACTGAATCCAGGGTAGTTTGTAAAGTTTAATGTACCAACTCCGCCAGCACCTGGTGTAAAAATTGGTTGAAAATTTAATAGTTGTTTCATATTTGTCCTTAGAACGCCAGCTGATAAGTTAATACAGTAGTTATGGTAGGAATGGCAACACCGTTAGAAGTTAACGATCCACCGAATGCAACACTACCACCACTTGCACCAATATTTATCGCTTGTGCTCCGGCGAATAAATTAACTGTACCAGAAGTAACGTTTGTAGTTATAGTTGCAGTACCGGTTGTTCCGTTTCCTAATAAACTCAATGTTGTGTTTCCAGTATTTGCTCCAATATAAGTTGTGGTGCCTGCACCACCGATATTCATAGTAGTTGCCGCACCAAATGCATTTACAGTGGTAGCGTTGGTATTGAATAATGTCACAGTGCCAGTACTTGCAGTTGTTATAGTTGGGTTAGTGAAGTTCAACACACCATTAACTGCCAACTGCATTTGTTGTACACCATTGTTGTAAAAACTCAACGGCAAATATGTTCCACTTCCATTTATTCCAGACACTAACTGCACATCGGTTGTACCATTGGTAGCAATTAAAATTTTGCTAGCATTAGTCGGACTACTGTTGTTTAATGCTTGCCAGCTAGCGGCTCCACTAGTACCGTTTGGTACAGCATAGATACCAGTTGATGCGTTAGTAGTTTTAGTAGTAAATAGTGTTCGGTTAGCAAATGTGGCATTATCAAAATCGCCGGTAATAACTGCACTAGTGCCTAATGTTAAACTTGTCAGTGTTCCTACGCTAGTTAAACTAGATGACACAATCGTATTAGGTAACGAAGTTCCAGTGATGTTTGCACTCGATATAGTTCCATTGATTGGATTAGTTACTGATAATGAAGTAGCAGTTAAACTAGTTATGTTGCCAAGTGTAGTGATACCAGCCGCACTAGTGATTGTAGTAGGTAAAGCTGATCCAGTGATACCACTAGCCGCAACACCTGCCGCAGTAGTAACTGTTCCATTAATTGTCCCGCCTACAGTTAAATTTCCGCTCACTGTTAAACTTGTTAGTGTACCAAGACTAGTAATATTTGGCTGAGAAGCATTAGTAACAGTTGCGGCTGTACCGGCAGATCCTACAGTTCCCCATACAAATGCACTTCCACTCCAACTTAAATATGTACTGCTGACAGCTGGTGCAGTTACATAAGCAATCGTTCCTGAACCTGTTTGATAAACTAATTGATTCGATGCACCACCTGCTAGCGTAGTTGCTGTACCGGCATTCACTGAATTGACAGCATTGGTAGCATTAGAAACCGTGCCACTGACATTCGATGCACTAATTGTTCCACTAATTGTACCAGTGACAGCTAAATTTCCAGTAACAGATAATCCATGCAATGTGCCAACACTGGTTAAACTTGAGTTAACTACGTTAGGTGGTAATGTTGTTCCTGTTAATGCACTTGATGGTGTTGGGGTAGATAATAGGGTAGGATAAGAAAGAGTATTCCACGGAGTAATGCCGTCACCGAATTTCCATTTAAGTGTATCTTGTTCGATTCCTGTTTCACCTGCACCTAATATTGGATTGACTGCGGTCCAATTGGCCGCTGTATCTCTTCTTAATAAAATTTGTGTTAATGTTGTCATTCCAAATCCTTACGCCATTGCCGCGGCCAATGCCAGCGCCAAAGATCGAATAGTTGTATTACCAATTTTAAGATTGGCAAAAGTAGGTGTTGCTGTAGTTCTTAAATCTTGAGAACTATTAATAGTTACTGTTGTGCCACTCACACCGACTGAGATTCCGCTAGTACTAGCAAATGTCAAACTACCACCAGCTGTATTAAAAGAAACAGGAGAACCTGATGTTCCTGTAATGGATAGTGTTGCATTAGCTGTTGGAAGATATGTAGTTAATGCAGATGTAATAGCACTATTTCTATTAGTGACTTCTGTACTTACAGCACTAGAAATAGCAGTATTTCTATTAGTAACTTCTGTACTTACAGCACTAGAGATAGCAGTATTCATACCAGTTGTGGTAGTATAACTGCTTAAACTAGTACTTAAACTAGTATTAGTTACATACGACTGTAATGTAGTTGTTAACGCTGTTGTAAGAACATAATTAGATAAAATCGTATTTAAATTAGTTGTAGTGGTATAATTCTGTAAGGCTGTTGTAACGGCATTATTTGCATAAGTTTGAGTAGCCATAGGATAGCCACCAACAGTTGATCCATCCATCAAACGGATTGTTTGATTAGTTACATCGTAAACTATGTCCCCGCGGTCATAGGCTAGTTTTGCTAAATTAACAGCGTCATACCCGTATAGTTTAACCGAGTGTTGGGTTTTGCTCATAAATACCAGTCCTTATAACTAGTATTTACCGTTTTTACTCTTTGTGGTAATATTGATAATTAACGGTGGTTTCGTTTTCTTTATGCACAGTTGCACCATTTTTTAAGTGAAAACGACGAGCCATAGGTGTTTGCGGACTTAAGGTAACAATATTTTTAACATCTTTGTATTCGCCTAAAATCCATTCAGCGGCTCTTTTTAACAGTTCTGCACCGGCACCGGGTGCATAACTCCATATGGTATAAAATACTGCTGTATCTTTAGTCTTGTCCATATTGATTAAATCTTCTTCAGTTGTAGGAATATCTTTAAGCCATTGCAAACAAGTAGCGGCTAGGATTTCTTCCCCTGCTTTTAAGATTAAAATTTCAGCGGCATCATTAATGCGTTGCTCTAATGGAATATGAGGACGTACTGGATCATCTTTAACTACACGAGTTAAAGGGTCTGCGGTTGAGCGTAGATGATATAGTTCCATTATATACGTACTTATCTATTCTGTCTAAAAACCATCAAATATCATCAGACGGAAGATTATTCAATAGATCTCTTAATTTACTACTTGCAACTTCTGCACGAACTTTTGGTACAGCAAGTCCATCTGTTGGGTTTTCTTGAGCTACCGTTTGACGATTCTTAATAGTGTTAAGTAATGCACTGCCAGCACTTTGACTGTTGTTATTTCCATAACTATCTTCCTCGGATAGGTCGCTGATACGCAAACTGTCAATATTGAACTCCAAGTCAATCTTTTGACCAACACCGCTTGAACTACGTGTCTTCATCAGCTGAATTTGATAGCGACCACGCTCACGCATAGCACGACTTGTAAAGATACCAAACACATTATCTGCTGTCTGAATCTTACTCAATCCACCTGAAATATGACTGTGATCAAACTCAACTTCTTCCACAGCACCGCGATTTAACTGTGCCGCAGTAACAAACACACAGTTCTTTTCCATAGCTAAATTGCGTAATTCTTCTGACACATATTTGTCTTTGACAAACAAGTTTTCAGCACTAATTTTCTTACCCATAGGCATTAACAAGTCCAAATAGTCAACTAACAACACATCGACTCTACGTCCTAATTTAATTTCATATTCTTTCAAATACGCCCGAATATCGTTTGTAGTTTTACCGCTTGGCATATATTTGATCTGATATGTACCAGACTTCTTACCTACCATTTTGACCTTCATTTCAACATCATCTAAATTCTTAAACACATCCTTAGTAGCCATACCTGTTACCATTGCATCCATACGCATAGCAACGAGTTCTTCTGAAAGTTCTAGGGTTAAGTAAACTACATTCATGCCTTTTTCTGCAAAGTTGATACCTAAGTTTGCTAAGAATAACGACTTGCCTGCTCCTGATCCGCCTGCAAAAATATTCAACTCACCACGATTAAATCCGCCGAATAATTTGTCATCGACTGCTTTCCAGCCAGTCGATACTTGACCATTTTTGTCTTTAATCTTCATCAAACGTGTGCGAGGATCCAGCCAGTAATCTGTACCTAAATCTCTCTGCAGACCAATTTGTACCGCTAACTTGATCTTTTCTTCAACACTACCGTATTCACCTTTTTCTAACAAATCGGCGCTTTCTAAGATTGCTTTTTCCAAACCTTTATGTCGAATGAATGTTTCAAAATCATTAAGTAGCCAGTCATAGTGTTCATCACGCAAATCATGTGGCACTTTAAAATTGCTACCAGTGGCGGCATTGATAATCTCTTCTGTGGGCACTACAGAATGTTCTTCAATGTACTGATGCATAAATTCAGCCGCCGGCTGCAATCTACGATCAAACAATGTATGATCAAAAATGCCCTGACATCTACTAAACGTGGCGGCATCTGCCAACATCATTTCTAGATATACTTTTTGTATATCATATCCGTAATCTGTATTTTGTTTCATATTGTATTATACACTTTAATTAAACACTTTAACACCGTAATGGCGTTCAAAGCTCTTTGCATCTGCATGATCATTCACCATAGGTTTACCCTTAATGTTTAAACTGGTATTAAGTAACATCGGGCATCCAGTTCGAGCATACCATAGCTCTAAGAGTTTTCTGAACGGCGATCCATCGTTTGGAACAGTTTGTACACGTGAACTTCCATCACGATGCACGACAGCAGGATAAAGCTCAGGATTCCGTAAACGGGCGATGACTTGCATATACCTACTATTATGCCAATTACGAGGCATAGTAAAATACTCATCAACAAACTCCTCGAGTATTGCTGGAGCAAACGGTCTGAATTGTTGTCGTTGTTTGATTGCATTTACCTTATCCTTTATATCTATATCGCGGGGATCCGCTAATAAACTTCTATTACCTAACGCTCTTGGACCAAATTCTGCACGTCCTCGAGCAACACCGCATATTTTATTAATTTCTAAATAATCGACAATTTGTTCATTAGTTGCACGATAACCCATGTTATAACCTAAGAACGGATCAAACTCGTCAGGTGACATTCGCCATTCTGGATGTTTGGCTAGTACAGCGCCTACCGCACTTCCAGCATCACCTGGATTTGGCATTATCCAGGTATTATCAAAATAGTTTCCTGTTAGTCTATTAGCAAGGCAATTTAACGCACAACCACCCATTAAGACTAAATTTTTACTATTGACTAGCCTTGTTGCTTTTATCAATAAATGCTCGAAGTATTCTTCGTATATGTCTTGAGTGGTGGCCGCAATCTCAAAACTATCTTTAACGGTTAAGTCAGGACGCCAATCCATTACACCTCTATGACAACTACGTAAAAATTTTAAGTTGCCATAATTGTCTATAAAATCGTGACTCATGTCAAAATTTAACTTGCCAGGATCACCATATGCGGCCATGCCCATTAAGATATATTCATCTTCCTTAGGCTTTAATCCTACACGTTGAGTCATGGCACTATAGAATAATCCGATACTATGTGGGTAACGTAAACTCCATCTCTTTTTAAGTTTGTTACCTTTTGCTTCCCATATTGTAGCAGTATCCCACTCGCCGATAGCGTCTATAACTACTACACATGCTTCATCGAATCCGCTGGTAAAATATCCACCAGCCGCATGACTAAGATGATGGTCGACATAAGTTATAGGTGCATTGATCTCGTAACGAGCCATGTAAATTTCAATATCATTGTCTCGACCTTTCCAACCTTGACCAGCATAAAATTGTCTTAAAGTCTTAAGAAATGGGCGTTCATACCAATAAACTTGGTCAGGAGCTCCGTATTGTTTTGCGGCCATAACCAAATCACGACATAAATCTTTATCGTTTTTTATACCGCTAAATCGTTCGCTGTGACTAGCAAACACTAATTTTTCATCACAGAATACCGCTATTGCGGCATCGTGACTATTTGCAGAAATTCCCCAACTAATCATGTTTAAACCACTTTTTTGCTTTGAGTTGTATTTTAAGATTGTTAGACTCTTTAGAACTAACAATCAACCACATCGTAGCTAGTTTACCTAGTTTAATCACAGCATCATTGATATCTTTAATGCCTTCGGGCCAATCAGGCATGCTTACTGACCAATTATATTCAAGTGCTTGTTCTAGTGTTGCTTTACCAGCTTCGTCCCTATCTGGTACTAAAATTATTTCTTTACCTAGCTGTCTTAGTAGCCAATTTTGGCTGTCTTTGATCTCTGCTCCGAGCAATGCACAACCATCAATACTTAGTGCATCAAACGGGCCTTCGCTAACAATTATGAATTCTCGATCATTGTGTTGGTTGTCTAAATTAAACACATATCCAGGTTGTTGCTCTGACAAATATTTAGGTTGTGCATCGTTGACTGCACGGGCAGTCCAGCCTACAATTTCTCCTTTGTATAAAAAAGGAATAATTAACCTGTTACTAAAACCAACTTTTGGAGTCCAATAGAAAAGAAAATCTTCAGGAAAAAGTCGTCTACTTACCATGTATTCTAATACAGGTATAAGTTTTTCTGGAGGGTTAGATAATAAGTCTGTAATCGCAATACTATCCATGGGCAATGCACGGATATCAAATTTAGGAATTATATTACGAACTTCTGCGGTATTATTTTGATCTAAGCGTAATGCTTCCAATCTCATCTGCGAAATGATATCATCGGGGATATTTAGATCCCGCATGAACTCATTCATTTTTTTGCTTATGTGTCTACCAGGTTGCCAACTGCATTTAAATCCGCAATTAAAACAATGATAACTTACAGCATCGCCTTGATTAACAATAAATCCGCCACGCTGTCGTTTATCATCACAACATACCGCGTTGAACCCAATCCAACCACTTGGAGTATGTTTACGCTTTGCAGGCAGGTATGTAAGTAATGTATCCGCTATTAGGCTCATGCCTTATTATAACAGATTTATGAAGAATATGCTACTACTTCGGTTATCGAACCATAAGTCAAAGTTGGGTTTTGTTGACTACCATATTGCCAAACATCTGGATACTGCCAACTAATACGCATGTAGTTGTATTGTCCACCGGTGCTTGCTACCGGAACATTATTAAAGGTCACAGTAGTAGTTGTAGCGGTATTGAATGTATAACTTTGAAGTTGTGGCGCATTTAAAAATGAACTAACGGCAATTGTCATGTCTTCTGTAGCTTCGACGTAAACTGTTCCGATAAAGTTTACTAGAGTTACTTCAAAGTTCATATATTCGATTGGAACAGCTTCGTAAAATTTACAAGGAATTGCAGGAGTATGATTGATAACATTACCCATGAAGTTAATTTCACCTACAAAACTGTCGTAAACCATTTCATCTCTGAAAGTCGGTGTAGCATTACCAATCAATTGTATTTTACCAGGTGCACCAAATTGGCTATCGTTATATAACATAATTTCATTGCCAGCTGGATCAATACCTGTAACGCTATAAGTCAAATACTGATCTGCTAAGTCTGAAAGATCTTCTTGAGGAATTACAATATTTCCTAAACCTTTAACAATATTGCTAATTGACAAGCCAGTAGCATTGGCAACTGTTTGATTTTGAAATGTTACAGTTAATGTTGTAGTTGCACTATCGATATCGCTAGCAACTCCGCTGACAAATACTGGGCCTATGATATTTGTTCCAGTTACTTGATAGTTTACTGAAAATGTTCCAGTGATATTTGCTGTTGGAATAGTAATAGTTGTACTAGAACTTTTTCCGTTAGTAGCAACAACTGTGGCATTAGTTGCACTAGCTACACTTTGCAAATTCATGTTATATGGGCTGTTGGGCAATGCTTTGCCGCCTTGATCCATAATATTAACTACAATATTATTCAAAGCTGTTGTTAGGTCGAGACGCTTTTGATCAACATTCTGAATGTCAAATTCAAGGACGTTGTCGACTCCATTGTAAATTTTTATTGTTCTTGCGTACACGACACGGTTCTCCACAGTGAATCCTGCCAAATCGGCTAATAGAATGATCCTATTAGGATATAAATAACTTTGGATTTTTTGCATTTGGCAGAACCTTTAATAGTATTTATGGCAAAATTAAGAGACAACATCGAACAAAATTTACCCTTTATCAGCGTCATTAACTACGGCGAAAATGAATACGTGGGCATCATAATCAACCAGGACCAGTACGTCACTAGTTTCTATGATCTCAATGCTATTAAAACTCCCGAAGAAAAGACACAATTCCTAGAAATAGGTGAAACATGGTGGTGGGAAAGTAACCGTCAATTTCCTATAAACATATTCTGTAGGGAGCAAATTCATCCCTTTAATTATTGTGTTAAAACATTTAACAGTAAAGATGTAAGAGTATTACTAGGTCCTGTGGTTAATTTAATGAATCTTACTCTAAAAAGAGTCAAGCGTAAAAGTGTTCAATTAGTTAGAAAAGTTCGCTAATTGTTCACAAATTAAATTCATCTGCACAACAATTACATGTGCATAGGCTACAGCATGTGCCTTCTTAAAAAAATATTCATCTCCTTCGGGTTTCTGCCAAACTTCTAAGTTCACGGTATTCCAATCTTTTCCAACTAAGTGACGCTTTGCAGGACGAATCATTGCCAAAACAGCCGCCAGTTGTTCGATCGTTGTTGGTTTCATCTCTCTGAGTATTGCCCCATGACCATTCACGTGAAACAGTTTGTTGACGAAATCGTCTTCTAATAATAGATCCCATATAGGCTCCGTATTCAATAAAGTTTTTAGATGCTGTATACTATCAACGCCTTCGTACACTGAAACGTTTAAAAAATCGAGTTTAAAATATCCTCTTTCTTCTGCCGTTTTATAATCTAATGTAGAAATTCCATCGATAGGATTATGCGGAATACTAGTGCAATACACACCAGTATTATGTTTCTTATTAGTATCAATCCGTGCGTCAATATGCTTTAATAAATCTAAAGCCTTTGTTCTATCTGCAAAATCTATATCAATATCTGGCATTTAATAATCCGTATGTATCCATTCTTTAGGTTCATCTTTAGTAGGATTGTATGGTTCCTTAGTAACAGGGTTAACTAGTCGCCAGATGTCTGCACAACGATTTTGTTCGGGTATTTCTTCGACAATCGTTCCATCTTGCAATAACCATGTTACTGGAGAATTCATATTCCTGACTCCTTTACTACTTGTTTAACTAGTTCAACATCTGCTGGTAATTTTTTAAATTTACTTACCCAGAATGGCGGATCAATGATATTTTGTATATGTGCCAACTGTTCATCGCTAAACTTTTGTAGCATAGTTTTTCCGCTGGCACTATTCAAGACCAGCCAAGGACTAATTTTTCCGTCTTTGATATCATAACAAGCACGACTTAGGCTAACATATAAGAAATAATGATTCCATGGCGCATTATTTGCATCACTCCATTCCTGCATATGAATGATACTGCGTTCAAGTGCCGTCTCCACTGATTCACGTTTAATTAAATCAAAAACATATTGTTCATATAATTCTTCACGACACCAATGATCTAGTTTTACCCCAGATGTAACCACATAATCAATAAATTTATGAGGATATAAAGGGTTAACATTACTGACGAAAGACCCAAACTTAACAAAAGCATTATAATAAGGACTTTTTGCAAATTCGTCATAGGTCTTATTACCTTTGTTGTTTTGTGTTGTTTGATAAAATCTATTAAAGGTATCATAAGCTAATACTACGTGTCTTTCTGTACGTGCAAGTGCTCTTCGTTTTTGTTCGCACACATGTACAAACAGGGTTTTTTCTTGCATAAACCCTTTATTACAATATTGACAGATATATGGTTGCGGTGCTAGTGCCATCATTTTAATTTTTTAGCAATGGTGGCTTCGTCCATGCCATGCAGGCGTGCAAGATCTTTTATTTCTTTATCTGTTGACATTTCTGCCAACATTTCAATTTCATCACGTTTGGCATTAGGCATCAATTCTTCTAAGAATTTTGTCTTTTTATTACTACCAGTTTTCTTCTTAAAACCAATCCATTCATGATAAAATTGTGTAGATCCATCATAGCTACACATGCACAATAATTGCCAAAGTAGCTTAGGATGTTTTTGTAAAGTATTCCAATGCTTGTTAAAATACTCGTTAACTGTTAATACAAAATGTTCTTGTATTTCACGTTTGTTACTTTTTACGTTACTGATATAACGATTAAGAATGTACAATTCGCTTTTAAGACTTTTTTGTTGTTCCGGAGTCATTTCATCCCAAACAGATTTTGCGTTCAAATCAACAAACGCTATTTTTTCTTTAAGTTCAATTTTATCACTCATAACGTTCTTTACTTAGTTTATATAACATTATAACACGATCCAAGGCCTTTTGTAAAGCAGGATTGGTTTGTGCCTCTTCAATTACACCCCGCCAAAAGTCGTTTATGCGGTGACCATTCACTGGATCATAATCCCACCCTATTGGTGTTCTTGTATCGGGATCGGCTCCTACTTCTCGAGCATAGGTCACTCCATCTGCTCGTTCATAGATATAAGTAGCTCCAGGTTTAAGGTTACCCATCGACTTCGATATCCTTAATTTTGACAAAATTACCTGAAATAGATACTCTCTTTGATTCCCTATCTCTAAACGGATAAACATAATGCTGAATCTCTGCCGGAAAAATTAATATCATTTTTTCCTCAGGATGAATGAGAGCCTGTGGTGGAAATAAACTATTTTTGTATCCAAAATTAAATTGAATAGCACCCTCAACATAACCGATATCTTGTTTCTTTTTATAAAAATAATTGGCTCTAAATTTAGGAACTTTTAGATAAATCACATAAGACAATATACCATAATGATCATGCATAGGCAAGAACCCATCGTGTGCTTGTACATTGATCCACTGATTTGATAATTTTAAATCATTGTTACCAACATACTGATTAACATGACGACCAATCTGTTTATTATAGTAATCTCTATGCTCTTCTTTTAAAAATTTAAAATCTGCACCGCCATTCCAGAAATTTTCGTTTTGTTCTAGTGGCTGGTAATCTCCCAGATGGTTTTCATATTCGTCTAATAAAAATTTATAAAAATCATCGGAGATTGAACTTTGATATATTTGTATTCCAACTGGGATTAAATTCATTTTACTTCCTCGTCGATGGGGTATAATTTAGCATCAAACGCCATAACTGTTCTATGCCCGGCTCCTTTCCAAGGATAAACCGTATGCGGAAGATAGCTTGGGAAAACAATTACACTACCAGGGTTTGGCGTATATTTCCAAGTGTCTTGCATAACAAATTTAGATATGTCTCGGTTCATAGGCAACTGAAAAATCAACTGACTATCGCTGGGCTTTTTAGTTAACTCGTCTAATTCAGGAGCACTGATATAGATATTTCCACTAATGTGTGCGTTAGGGTGTACATGAATTTCCTGGTAATCACCTGACTCTTGTCTAATGGTCCAAATGCTTCCAACTACAGGTTTACAAAGTTTTAGATCCTGATGTCCGGATTGTGCTGTGACTAAATCCATGTATCCTTGACAAATTTTTTCAATCCATGTAATTAACCAACTAACGTCTAACCCTAGTTCATTGGGATATACATGTACCTGTTGTCCACCTCTGATACTAAGAATATCTTCCCCAGAATCGTTTAGTTCTGGATGGGCATGTAGTGTTTCTGCCAGGCTATAAATTCTGCTAAACTCCACAGGAGGAACTGTGTCGATAGCCATAATAATTGGTTGAAAATATGCTACTTGTAATGTCATAATAATTTATCCAACTGAATAATTTCATTTTGTCTCGATATCTCCTTGACAAAATATACGCAATCAGGTTTAGCACCTTGTGAAATTGGTGTTGCTAATAACTGACTGTTTTTCATTTTAGGAAAGTACCATTTTACATCATTGTAAAAATTTACTATTTCTATTTTTTTAAACTCTACCCTAAACGAGCTTAATGGGTTAAAACATAAGGCTTCAAACCCTCTGTCATTTAAACTTGTTAACGGTAAAATTTCAATGTCGCATCCGCTTTGACTATCTCCTACTGCTATTGACCAATCCAACGGCATTGCAATTTCGTTACCTCCGATATTTAATACCATAGCAGGTGCATTAAACGATTCTAGGAAAATTAACGGCATAAAAAAGAAATCTGGTTCTTTTGGATCGCTGTTATCTAAGACCGCAAATCTGGTATTTTCGTCTACTTCCTCTGGTAAATTGTTCAATGAGAACGTTTGATTATCTAATGTTAATATCTGCATGATTCCTTATTTTTGCCAATCCACTTTCTCAAGAGTAAATGGATACTTGGCGTCCTTGTAAAATTTTTTCCTCGTTGTGAGGTGACGCTTGGCAAATTTGCAGGTTGAAGTTATGTCCCAGATCTGTACAAAGTCTTTGTCTTCTGCTTTCCTAATACCACGTCCAATAGATTGGATAACGCGAGTAAAGCTCTTTCCGGATTCCAACAAAACCAAATTAAAGATACGAGGAATATTAATACCCACAGCGGCCACACCATAAGTCGCCACAGTAATCTTATTGTCATTTGTTGCATGTCCTTTGTACTCCTCTTTACGATCTTTTCCCTTAACTTCGCCTGAAATAAACACAGCGCCTTCTATCATTTCTGTTAATAATTTGCCTGTATCAATCCTATTGACTAAGATTAATGTATTGCCTGAATCTGCAATGCCTTGAACAAGTTTACTAAAATATTGCATCCTATCTTTGTTAGTGACAAGATACTTTAATTCTTCTTGATATGATTTAAACTCTGGTAAGTCTATTAATTGTAACACATTTACATGTAAATTGCTAAGAATTCCCATCTCTTGTAATTCGTGTGCTTTGATGCCTCCAACCACTGGGCCAATGCTGGCAAAAATGGGTTCTCTTTCAAACGCATCTTTAGGTACTGTACCAGTTAGTCCCCAACGTATAGGTGCATTACATAGATTCTGTGTGAGTAAATTCTTCAACACTTCTGCCTTGGCCATGTGTACTTCGTCAACTATGACAGTCTGGACACCATCGAGAAATTCTGCCAATGTTAATGCAAGATCAGCATCCCAGTTTTTACTTTTCTTATCTAAAATATTAAGACTTTGCCAGGTACATATAGTGTGAGTTTTACCTATATCTTTACGATCACCATAGTAAACTCCAACATCTAACCCAACGTTTACAAAGTCTTCTTCTGTTTGTGTGACTAGATCTTTATTAGGAACTATGACTATTGAACGTCCATATTTTTCAGCACAATGCGCCAACGTTGCTGTCATAATAGTTTTGCCAGCACCTGTTGCAACTTCTTGTAGTGCTTGTGTATTGGTGAAAAAACGGTTAACAACTTCAACCTGATCTTCACGCAGTACAATAGGTTCTCCAGCAAATCTATGACCTTCTGGCCACACTTTTCCCTGGTCTGCCCAATAGTTTGTAGTCACCGGTTCGAACTGAATTTTACTAGTTTTTCTGAGATCGTCTATTTCCTCTACTTCAATATTTTGATTGTAAAGTATTTCAAGTATCTTTTCTAACTGGCTCAAATAACCGTTACCACCAAGACCAAATAGACTGACTTTTCCATCCCACCGACCTAGTTTATAAGCTGGTCTATAACGTGCCGTAGGATCCTCATACTTGAATGTTGCGACTAATTTCTTGCGAATTTCTAAAGGCAAATTTTCAAGTTTTATGTTGACTTCGTCACGAATTACTAATTTTACACTCATCGTCCAATCACCTTGCCTTCGAACATTGTAGGCTCATCTGCCCACTCAATTATGCAATCACAGCAGTTGGCATACACTGAAGTTTTACCGTGACGTAGCCCCATTTTTGTATCTAAGGTTATTACACTCATTGGCCGCCACGCATTTTTTAGGAAAAATTTCGGTAATTTTCCACTCATTACACCAGCCACGATTGTGTCATTTGTTAAGTTATAATTATACTGTTTTTCTAAAATAAATTCATTAAATTTCTTACCCAATTCATCATTAGCCAATCTAAAATAAATTCCAGTGTGGTCAAAAATTCCATTTTTTTCCAGGGCATCTGACAAAATTTCGAGATTTTCTAGGTACTTGTTATTGACCATTGTATCGAATACAACCAGCAACGGTAGTCTTCTTAATTTTATCAAACTTTCAATAATTTCGGATAAACTGTGTTCATGTTTGTTGACCCATACTCTTGATTTTTCTCGATGAGCAATACTTTCGGTCAAATTTTCACCGATTTTTCTGGCAATTTCTGGTCGATATTGGTACCGCATACTTCGGTCAATAATTATGTTTTGATCAATGGCGGTCTCGACCCCTAAGTCGTTAGTAATGTGTTTTTGGAAGTTGGTATTACTAATATTACCGATTAAAAATTGGTCACGAATTTCGTCTTCAGACCAAGATTTTATGGTTTCATAATGATTTTTTATCAGTTGGTCAACATCAAATTTGAATGGTTTTAGAAGTTCAAATAAAAATACAATATTACGTTCTGTTAGGTCTGCAACATATTTTTTACCATCATCCTTGGTCAAAAAGTTTTCAATATTTTTAGCGTTGTCTACTAAAATTTTACGAATTTGTGAAGAAAATGTAAAATCTATGGCCAATAGCATTTTTTCTTCATGGTCCGTGGTCACATACATTTTTCTTACCTGTTCAACCACTCTGAACGTCTTCGACCACTGAGGATCGCGATTGGCTTCAAAAATTGCCTCGGAAAATTTCGATATTTTTTTGGAATTTTCTTGGAGAATTTTAAGAATTAGCCGACCTTGATTCTCAGTGATGTAGTTATGCGAAGAAATTGACGAAAATAAACTCAGCAGAGTATTATACTCTTTTTTAGGCAAATTTGCCTGAGAATAATTGTCTGGTTCGTCAAGAATATTTTTTAATAATGTATCTACGTTCATATGTGTTAGTATACACTTACTTTTTTCAAAGGTCAACCGGTTAGAAAAAAATAGGCCTCATATTATTTAAGGCCTATGGTCATAATTTTGGACAAATTAGTTATATGCTTGCATCTTCCATACCAGCAACACGTAATTTTACAATATTTGTAATTTGCCACTGTTTTTGATCAAGTGCTTTAGTAATACCTAACCACTTATTTCTTAACAGGGCAAATTCATTGATAATTTTTTCAAAGTCGACTACGTCTGCTTCACCTTCGACGAATTTTTCACAATCTCTGCTACTAAGAGCACGTTGATAATTCTCTAAGTATTTACGAAAGTGTTGGCTCTTTAGACGACGTAGTTCAATGTTAAGATACTCTAGTATTGCTTCGATTTCCTGTAATTGCATGAATCGTTGTTCAACGATGCCGGGCATTGCAGCCGCGGCACGTTCAACATTTCCACTAATCTTACATTCTTTCTTAGCTTCAACTAATTCGCTTTCAAAGAATTCAGCCGCATCTGGTATGTTACTAATATCTTTTGAAACCTTAGAATACCATCCCATTAAAACTCCAATTCGTCGTAATCGTCATCGTCTTTTTCTTCGTCAACCTCATCAAGATAATATTCTATTGCATTATCTAATATGGTGTCGACGCCAGTAACCGCCTGCATGACTCTGTCAGGAACACCAAAATCTGCTAGTAGATCGACATATCGTTCTGCCGCCGCTTCTAGTTGTTTTTTATCAATGTACTCAGTAAAGAATACCCAGATATCGCTAATTTGTGTTTCAGTCAACATTATCTTCTATCTCCTCAGGAATGGTTGTTGGTTTAACTTTTAAATGATAATTTTGCATTATCATATCTAATTTATCATCTTTCCATTCTTTTCGGTAAAATAAGAATTCTTCACCGGAGGTTGGGTCAACATATTTTAATCTGTTGCCTTGTTGTACAAGTATACCTTGTTTTTCTAACATATCAACCATACCGCTATAAGGATTCATACCTGTTTCATATGGAATCTTAATTTGTACAGTTTCAAAAGGTTTGGCATAACGTGTCTTCATAATCTTACATGCCGCACGAATACCATTTACTTCTGATGTCTTGTTGCCGTCTTCGTCTTCTTTCAATTTCAACTTCTTCATAGCAACTACGATAGAACTTGCGTATACGAAGCCTTGTCCGCCTGAAATTTTGTCATCTGGATCAAACATGTCTTGGCTTGCGTATGTGTGGTTAGTAGCAACTAGACCAACATTTAAATTACCAAACATATTAACACAATTACGAACAAGTGCTGTCAATGCTTTAGGTTTACGACCCATGTCACCTTTCAAATCACCTGCTTCAAACTGATTAACGTCAGTTGGAGTTAGTAACATACCAAGGCTGTCTATGACAAAGAGGACCTTCGGACGGTCAGTCATTTCCTTGTATTCTTTACAAAACTCATTGATAGTTTTGGCAACATCGTCGATCATTGCCATGTTGAGTTTAAGAAGTTTTTCTTCTGATGTATCAACACCTAAATCGTGTAACCACTTTTCATCAAGTGCGTTTTCGCTATCAATCAAAATAACGTAGATACCATCTTTTTGTGCATTACGGATAAGATTACCTGAACAGATAAAACTCTTACCAGCACCGGACTCGCCAGCAAATACAGTAACTTTACCCAGTGGAACTCCTCGATGGAAATCGCCACTAATTAGATAGTTAAGCGTATAATTGCCTGTACTAATCCAGTCTGTCGGGTCGTTAAACCCAACGCCAAGACCATCGA